GGAGATTCACCACCGTTAAGAGTATCGGCAGTTATTTGTCTTACTAAAAGCTCAAATAAAAGGCCCGTATTTTTATACTTGGAATGTTTAATTTTCATCAATAGGCTTTTTTATAAATATATAAAGATTTTTACTCCTTTAGGTTATCCTCATTAAGTAGCGACTCATCTTGCTCAAAAACTAACTGTTTGCGATTAACCGGTATTTTTTTAAGCATATCTTTATTTTGTAAATAAGCTGTTTTAGCTTCTAAAGCTAATGGAGAACCTCCTTTATATGAAGGTTTTATAGAATTTGATTCATTTTCTTTACCTTTCATAGCATCAACACCTAATCTATCCTTTCCAAAGTTACCATCTTGGGTGTTAATATTAGAAACTTTTTCTTCGGGACGACCCATTTCTTTTTCATTATATCCAGCAGGCACATTATCGGGCTCATCATAATATCTTCCTTTACCATATAATGAAGCTAAATCATGAGGTGTTCCATAAGACTCACCTGATTCTACTGGATCGTTTCCTTCAGCTTCTAATTGAGCATTACGGAATTTACGTTTAGAATCTTCTCTAACTAAATCTCTAAACTCATGATATTCATCTTCACTTAAATGGAATAAATTATCATAAATAAAATCAGTTGGGAAAAGCTTGGTTTCCATCATTTGAGCTGCTAAATCAACTTTTTCTTTCATTAATGCTACTCTTTCTTGATCATAAATGATTGAAGGAGTAGTTAAATTGATTTCAAAATTAACTAAATCGTCACCGTCATATCCTTGTGTGTAAAGGTGAACAACGGCAATTTTATATAATTCTGAGAGAATAATTCTTTGAATACGTTCTACAGTACGAGCAAATCTAATATCTTCTGCTGCTAAAGTAGCTTTTCCGTCTGTATCTTTATCGTATCCCAAAAATGCTTTGGGAACTTTAAGAGCTGCAAATAATTTATCTCTTAAGTATTCAACATCCGTAATACCATCATATTGGAGACCTGGGGTAGTTTCGATTTTTGTAGATGAATCATTACCTCTAACAGGAATATAAAAATCTTCCAACATATTTTGCATGTTGTATTTTAGATTATAATCACCTGTGTTTTGGTCTATATAGGGAGTGCGCTTCATTTTAGAAATAGTTTTCTGCATGAAGTTTTCTATTTCGGCAGGTGGTATAGCACCCACATTTATATAAAAAATACGCTTTTCGGGGGCACGAACAATTCTATGTACTAACATAGCATCTTCAGCAAGTACATATTGTTTAAAAAGTTTACGAGCGGGTTCTATGTAACTTCTACCATAAGGTAGATAGTTTACATCCGAAAGAAGTCTAAAGTGAGCTATTTCATAATTATCAAAATATATAGCTTTACTATTGTGAGTGTTTTTTCCTGATCCTTGTAAGCCTCCAAAGTAACCACCATATTCTCCTCCACCACTTAAACCATCCGGGTCAAACTTAAATTTAACGTCTACTTGATGATTATTAGATTCACTAATTTTTTCTTCTCTAATTATATTGTAAGCGGTATAAGGAATTACGTTGTAAACACCAAACTCTTCTGCTATTTCTAATTTTAAGAAAAAATCTCCGTACTTACACATCTGACGGATCCACATCCAAAGGTTAAATTCAATGTTTAAAACATCATAAAAGAGGTTATAAAGAATTTTTTGAAGATTTTCATCTGAGGATTTGATTTGGAGGACTTCACCCATTGTATTTTTAAGGGTTGATTCATCACAAATAATATCTAGGGCTGAAGCGATAATAGCATCGGTATCCATTGCTTCATAGTCAGAATATAATTGGGTTCTTAATGTTTGGTAATTAAGAGCCGGGTTATAAACGGGCATTTGGTTAGTAGTATACAATCTATTGTACCTATCTACCATTGAATTAGTTTCAATTTGTCCCGTTTGTTGATATTTACTAAAGTCTAATGTCTTTAGTTTACTACCTCCTACATTACGAATTAGTACGTCCGTAGAAAATAGTCTTTTTAATCTTGTAAATACGCTTGTATCAGCCATAGTATATTTTTATGTGCGAATAAATATTATAAAAGCCAGCTAAAATCCTCACTTCCACCCTTCCCATCATCCATGTGATATGGATTATCCTGACCTGTTGAAAAATAAGCCCCTTGATAACTGGTTGTGGTTTTGTGGAATGAACCTAAAGCTGCTTTTGTAATATCTAATCCGTGTTGTCTAAATTTAAGGGCAGTATCTCTAACATACAACCCTATTCCAAAACTCATTATTAAATCATCATTATAACCCTGTTGTGCCTCTGCCCTACCATATTTCCAAACAAAAGTTTTCATTTCTTCTAATAAACGTTTTGATTGGATAGTAACCCCTTTATCGGCCACATATTCTTGGAATTTTCCTATAACCATAGGACGAGTCCTAGATGACATTGTAAACCCAGCAGTCATACTAGCATTATTTTCATAATTTGCTAAATATGAATCTACACTAACATTGTCAGCTTTAGGTGAGTAATATAAATTAGGATAGTTTTTTTCTATAATAGTTTGAATAGTACTCCACCCAATATTAGCATTTTCAACTGCAAGTAGGGCATTATTATATTCGGTAGCCATAGCTACTAATATATTACCAAAATCCTTAGTACCTATTTGTCCCTTATATTCACCTACTTGGGTAGCAGATTCTACATCAAAAATATGAAATGCCGAATAATCTTTCCCATCACCTCTAGCAACGTCAGCTGAAATCATGTATTGTCTAGTATAATCAGCGGGTTGCCAAATCCATAAATTTTGGTCTACTCCTCTTCTTTCTAGGGGTTCTGTAATAGTAGTTTTTTCTATAAATTCTAAATACTCAGGATAAAATACTATGTCCCCTGAAGTGCTAAAATCACAGTCACACTCCTGTGCTGCTAATCTAGGATCACCTAATAATTCATCTTGTCTATCCCTCCAATCCTGGTTGCGTTCAGGGTGGACATACCAAGGTAGTTTAATAGGAAGGAATTCATTTTCTTTAGCTTCGGCCCTAGCCCAAGTTTGATGGAACCAATTTCCGGTACCATAAGGGGTAGATAATGCTATACATCCACCACCAGTAGCAAGTGTTTGTTGGGCTGAGGCCCATATTTCACCAATATTTTCAATAAAGGCCGCCTCATCAATTATTAGAAGGGATACTGCTTCTGATCTACCTGCATCACTTGAAGCAGATGTAGCTTTAATTTGGGATCCATTTTGTAATCGAAGAGCTAATTTATTATTTTCTTCAAAATCTACTTTAAGCCATGAAGGTAAATTTTCATACATAAATTTAACCTTTGTAACCATGTTTTTAGCAGTTTCCTGCTTTGTAGCAATACAAAGAATATTTTTATCCTTATGAAATGTCATTAACCATAAAGAATATCCTGCAGATAAAGTTGAAATACCTAATTGACGGGATTTTAGTATAATAGAATAAGGATTATCCTGGAATAAATTGAGAACTTTTTCTTGGAAGGGGTATAAGTGAAAATTAATTCTACCTCTTTGGGGATGCTGGATCATACAGTACTTTTTCATAAAGTGGATAGGATCCTGGGCACATTTAAGGTACTCTTGTCTTATTATCTGTTTTAAGTCACTCATTCAGGGAGTGTGTAATCAAGTGCGTGAATTAAAATTATAGTACTTAAAAATCCTGCGGTTATTCCTACTGAAGGTTTATTGTACCACTTATCTACTTGATCTAATCTATCTAAATGAAGTTGGATTTGTTCATTTAAAAGATAAATTTCTTCATCTTTAAATTTTATAACTAAACTATCTTGTTCAGCAAGTAATTCATAAAATTTTACAGTTCTTTCTAAATCTAAAATTAAACTAGTTTTTAATGAGTCTTGAATTTTAAGAGTGTCTAAGGCTAAGAAAAACTCTTCAAGCTCCACTGCAGGGATTTGAAGAGTATCCTGTGAGTAACAAATACTAGACACTCCTAAAAATAGAGTTAATAGTAAATGTTTCATGCTTTCTTTTTTGGACGACCCGGGCTTTTTTTACGATACTTATCTTCAAAGTTTTTAACGGTTTTTTTAGCCGTTGTAGTATCTTTAACTTGCTTTTTAGTAGCAGCAGTTTTCTTTTTAGACTCAGTAATTTGTTTTTTAGTCTTTACTTTAGCTTCTTCTACCTTACGGGTTTTAGCTTGTACAACTTTAACTTTTTCTTTATTGACTTTAACTTTTTTATCGTGCTCTTTTTTCTTTTGAGTTGAAGCTAATGCTGCGGCCCCCCCTAACATAGCGAGTAGTCCTATAATCCATTTCCATAATTTCATGTTAATAAATATTAAAATTGAATAGTTTTCATTATTTGTTTAATCCGTTCCTCAGTTGTTCCTTTAAGAGTATGAACAATAGGGCGGTGTTTAGATAAAAGTTTTTGAATTTCTTCATCAATTTCACGTCTATAATTAGCATCTGTTTCACGAATTCCATTATCTTCAATATCCATGCCATCTGGGGAAATATAAAAAATGTAATGGTATTGGGATATAAAACGTTTAGCATACTCCTCAAATGCGTCTCCATCCATATAACTTACCATTCTAGCACAATTAGTAAATGCCATTACATCAATAATAGTACGATCAGTAATTAAACGGTCTTGCATTAATTCAGTTACACGTTCAGCTAAGAATACTGTTTGACCTTCAATAGTTGTTTCGTGATTTAATGGAATACCTAATGAATTAAGATATTTACTACGTTCAGTAGTGAATGTATAACCCTTAAATTGCTCTACCTCAGATAAAGCTTTAACTAGTGTTGTTTTTCCAACACTCATTGTTCCGCAAAGTCCTATTTTCATGTTATCCTCCTTGTCTAGCGTTATCTCTCATTGCAGGATTTTTGTACCAAGGTAATCCTGTTCTGTCTCGTTTTTTTTCTTTCCATTCTTCTTCAGTATGAAATATACCATAAAGATAATGCTCTCTTAGTCGTTTTACACCCTCAGGTATAAGAGCTGGGCCATCCCAATTGTGTAATTTTCCGTTCCAAGTATGAAGAATAGTTCCATCAGGTGTTTTAATACGTCTTGGTTTAGGCCACTTATTGTCTTTTCCCATTATTGTAATTTATTAGTGTTTTCTTTGGGCATTGTTAAACCCCCCATAAGGTATTCATGTGTGTCTCCCATTTCATNNGGTTCTTGGTTATTAGCAGGATCATTTAAAAAATCATTTACNTCTTTTTGTAGTAATAATATTTGTTCTGCTACTAAAGTACCTTGTGCTCCTGATACTGTAATGCCTCTCGCACTTAATGCATCACCTACAAAGTGTACATTAGGATATGTAGTTAAACTTAAATCTTGATAATTTACAAGTGGTTCAGGGGAAAGATATTTAACTTCAGGTACATAAATTCCCCAATCATCCCCAAGTGTTGGAAATACTTTTTTCATATCCTCAATAAAATCTTCAATATATTGAAAATATCCTTTA